AGCTCTCTGAGGACGAAGCCGCCAAGCTGAAAGAAAAGGAGGAGCGTGATGAGCTTGAGGAAAAGTACAACAAGCTCCTGCGTGAGAGCGCGGTCTCCAAGAACAAGGCGAAATTGGTCGCGCTTGGCTATGAAGAAAGTTTGGCTGATGAGACAGCGGAAGCTATGGCAGACGGCAATTTGGAAAAGGTCTTTGCCAATCAGAAGAAGCACCTCTCGTCCTTTGAAAAGAGGATTCGTGCGGAAGCTCTGAAAGATACTCCGAAACCTACTCCCGATGGGGACAGCAAGACTATGACATTGGAAAAGCTCCGCAAAATGTCCCCCGAAGACCGTCTCAAGTTTTCGCAGGAACATGCGGAGGAATATAAAGAACTTTACACAGGAGGTAAAGAATAATGGCTCATACGATTTACGATAATTTCTACCTCTCCAACGAGGTTGAAGACCAGTATAACTCCCACCTCGACCTGCAACAGTTCTGCACGGTTGATAATTCACTGGTGGGTACGGCGGGTATGCTCCGCAAAATCAACCGCTATAAGGCTACCAACGGTACTCAGAAGCTCGGTATGGGTGAGGGCAATACTCAGTCCATCGAGGTTTCCTACACTCCGGAAGAATACCGTATTCTGCTTGCTCAGAACCGTTTCGAGTATTATGACGAGCAGGAAATGACCGACCCCATGCTCGTTCCCGTGGGCGTTCGCCACATGGGTACGGATATGTTCAACACGGTCAATGCGGACATCTTCACTGAGTTCAACAAGGCAACGCAGGTGGTTGTCACTACCGCACTGGACTTTGACTGCTTTACAGACGCTCAGTCCGTGCTGAATCTTGAGAACCTTGAGGGTGTGTCCATCTTTGCGTTCGTCTGCCCTGCTGATGTGGCTACTCTGCGTAAGGCACTGAAAGACACTTTGCAGTATGTCGAAGCGTTCGCCAAGATTGGCTATATCGGCACTGTGGCAGGTGTGAACATCTACACCAAGAAAGACGCTGTGTCCGGCACTATCATCATGGGTACTCGTGAAGCTGTCACCCTGTTCAACAAAAAGGGTGTCGAGGTCGAGACTCCTCCTCGCGATTCCAGTGACGCGAACACTCGTAAGAACACCATCATCAGCCGCAAGTATTATCTCCCCGCGCTGACGGACGAGACCAAGTGCGTGAAGATTTTCAAGGGTACGGCTACCCTGTCCACCGATACTACCGCGCTCAAGGACAAGACTTACTACGAGAAAGTCGGCAACGGCTATATCGCGGTGACTCCCGCCACCAGCGATAGTCCTAAGGACAAGGGTTGGTACACGATTGCTTGATGAAACGGAGGTGGACAACATGACTGACGCTGAAAAACTGGCGGCTTTGAAAGCTATGGTCGGTGATTCTGACACGGACGAAGTGTTGTCCACCTACCTTAAAATGTCCGGCAGTAAAATTCTCGCAAAAGCGTACCCGTATAACGATACTGTGACCGAAGTTCCCACCAAGTACGAGTACCTGCAAATCGAAATCGCCGCCTATATGCTCAACAAGCGAGGTGCAGAGGGGCAAACCTCTCATACCGAAAACGGTATTACGCGACAGTATGAGAACGCCGATGTTCCCTCGTCCATGCTCAAGGCGGTCACTCCACATTGCGGGGTGATTCGATGAGGTGCATGAACCGAAATAAGGTGAAGTTTTACTACGCTCTCTACAAGAGCAGAGAACCTATCCTTAACGAACAGGGCAGAAAAACAGGTCAGTACAAGGTCATTCACGGTAATCCCATCGAGGGACACGCTAATATCTCAGCCGCAAAAGGCGAAACGCAGACACGGCAGTTTGGCGAAAATGAGTCCTATGACAAGGTAATTGTGATGGATTTCATTACGCCGCCAATTGACGAGTATTCAATTCTGTGGGTTGATACCATGCCGGAACTCAATGCGGACGGTTCACTCAAGGTTAATGACGCAGGTGAGGTAATCACCCCTCACGATTATGTAGTGAAAAAGGTCGCAAAGAGTTTGAACAGCGTATCAATCGCCATAAGCAAGGTGACGGTCAGTGGGTAAAAAGGTTATTCGATTTGGACTGTCTTTGCGTGACATCGACCGGGCAGTGCGGGAACTGGAACAGTACAAGCAGGACATTATCCGTAAGACCGACCTCTTACGAGAGCGGGTAGCGGAACGGCTTGCAGAGCTGTCACGGGACGGATTCGCGGGAGCTGTCGTTGATGATTTACTGAAAGGCGGTCAGTGTACCGCACAGGTCGATGTGAGTATCGACCAACGAGACAATGTAACCCTTGTTATTGCAAGGGGTGAAGACGCGGTTTGGGTCGAGTTCGGCGCAGGTGTTCATTACAACGGCTCGGCGGGTACTTCTCCTCACCCGAAAGGGTTAGAGTTGGGGTTCACCATTGGCGGCTACGGCAAGGGCATGGGTAAGAAAGATGTGTGGGGGTTCTATGAGGACGGTAAATTACGCTTGACTCACGGCGCACCTGCTACCATGCCGATGTATAACGCCGTAAAAACCGTTTGTGATGAAATTGCAGAGATAGCGAGGGAGGTGTTTCAATGATTGACATGGAAGACGATATTTTTGACGAAGTATCGGAAAAGGTTTATGCGGCGTTCGAGAAGAAATGTCCCGACCTGCTCATTATGAGCGAATATGTCAAGTCACCCTCCTCGTTTCCTTTTATCTCCATCGTTGAGATAGACAACGCCACATTCCGCAACTCTCAGACCACGGAGGGACACGAAAATCATGTGGCAGTGACCTACGAGGTGAATGTCTATTCCAATAAGACATCGGGTAAGAAAGCGGAGTGCAAGGCACTGGCGGCGTTCGTTGACGAACTGCTTTTGGAACTGAACTTCACCCGGACAATGCTTGAACCCGTACCAAACCAAGATGAAGCGACCATTTATCGTATGCTCGGACGCTACCGGGCAGTAATCTCTAAAAATAAAACAATTTACAGGAGGTAAAAACCATGGCTATTTCCACCTATAAGATTTTCCTTATGAAGAAAGCCACCGCAGGTGAAACCTACGAAAAGGTTATCGACATTAAGGATTTCCCCGACCTCGGCGGTGCGCCGGAGATGTTGGAGACCACCACTTTGTCTGACAAAATGCAGACCTATATCCCCGGTATCCAGTCCCTTGACGCGCTTGAGTTCACCGCGAACTACACCAAGGCTGACTTTACCAAGCTCAAGGCTCTTGAGGATAAGGAGGGGTCTTATGCTGTGTGGTTTGGCGGCGAGGAGACTGGCGACACTTTGACCCCCACTGGCTCTGACGGCAAGTTCGAGTTTAAGGGTCAGCTTTCCGTTTTCCCTGTCGGCGGCGGCGTGAACGAGGTCGTTGATATGACCGTCACTATCGCACCGTCCACCCCTATCACTGTGGCAGAGTAAAAGAAAATTTAGGAGGACAGAACAATGAGTAAACAGTTGACTTTTACTTTCGAGGATAAGGAATACACCCTCGAATACACCCGTAGAACCGTTGCGGAAATGGAAAAAAAGGGTTTTATCGCGTCTGAAATCACCGAAAAGCCCATGAGTACCCTCCCGGCACTGTTCGCAGGTGCGTTCCTCGCTCACCATCGTTTTGTGAAGCAGGACACCATTGACACAATCTATTCTAAGCTCACCAAGAAAGAGGAGCTTATCGGTAAGTTGGCAGAAATGTATAACGAACCGATTATGACCCTCGTTGAAGAACCCGAAGAAAGCAAGGGAAACTTGAACTGGACAGCGACTTGGTGAGTGACCCGCTGTCCTCCACTGAGGGGAGTGGTGGTGTTACTGCCACTGCTCCCCTCCACTCTTACGGAGAGAAATTCGAGGAGCTTTTTCCGTACTATCTGTCTCTCGGCATGACCGAAGAACAGTATTGGGATAAGGATTGCCGACTGGTGATTTTCTATCGGAAAGCGGAAGAACTCCGAACGAGCAGAAAAAACCAAGAAATGTGGCTACAGGGTGCGTATTTCTACGAAGCTCTGTCCCGTGTGTCACCTCTGCTCCATGCTTTTGCCAAAAAGGGTACGAAACCTGCTCCGTACTTGTCAGAACCGTTCGCTATTACGGAAAAACAGGCTGAGTATCAGCAGGAAGAAAAGGACAGGAAAATCTACGATAAGGGCAAAGCACTTATTGAGGGCTTTATGGCAAAGCATAACAAGAAATTTGAAGGGAAGTGAGAACCGTGTCTACTACAATCGAGCAGTTAGAACTTGAAGTACAATCGAGTGCCACATCAGCAGTGGCACAATTAGACGCGCTTGCTTCTTCTTTGGGTAAAGTAAAATCCGCCACCAAAGGTGGAGTCGGTCTTACCGCTGTGGCAAAACAGCTTACCACGCTGAACACCGCACTGAACAGTATCAGCTCCACCAACGCGGATAATCTGAACAAGATGGCACAGGGCTTACAGGCACTTTCCTCTTGCGGAAACCTCAAGCTCTCGTCCTCTGTAGCTAATCAGATTTCCAACCTTGGAACGGCGGTGCGGTCTCTAAATGGGACTGATTTTTCCTCGCTTGGTCGGCTTGCAGACGCACTTACTCCGCTTTCCACCATCGGCAAGTCGAACCTCAACAGCTTTATCTCTCAGCTACAGAGATTGCCGCAAGCGGTACAGGGTCTCAACGGAGTGGACATCGGCGGGTTGGGAACACAGATTTCCGAACTGGTATCTGCCCTTTCTCCGCTCTCTCAGATAGGTAAGAACAATCTCACCTCGTTTGTGACTCAGCTTGGTAAAATCCCCGCTCTCATGCAGTCTTTAAAGACGGTAAACATTGGGGAACTTGCGTCACAAGTTCAACAGTTGGCTGACGCTTTCGCTCCTCTCGCTACGCAAATGCAAGCCATTTCGAGCGGTTTTGCGGCGTTTCCGGCAAGAATCCAAAAGCTGATTACCAGTACAAACAATCTGTCAAAGTCGAACGACAAAGCGTCCACAAGCTATGTGAACCTCGCCGCGAAAATCAGTATCGCTGTTATAGCGGTCAAAAAAGCCGCGTCTGTACTGGCGGGATTTATCAATAAGTCCAACCAGTATGTCGAAGATTTGAACTTGTTTACCGCGTCTATGGGCGAATATGCAAGTGCGGCACAGGAGTACGCAGAGCGCGTCAGTGAAATCGTTGGTATCGACCCCGCCGAATGGTTGAGAAACCAAGGCGTATTTATGACGATTACCAAGGGTTTCGGTGTAGCAAGTGATAGGGCGTACACGATGAGTCGAAACTTGACTCAGCTTGGGTATGACATTTCCTCGTTCTTTAACATTCCGTTCGAGGAAGCGTTCCAAAAGTTACAGTCGGGTATTGCGGGTGAGCTTGAACCGCTCCGTAGACTCGGTTATGACCTGTCTGTGGCTCGTCTACAGCAGGAAGCATACACCCTCGGTATCGAGAAGAAAGTCTCGGCTATGACACAGGCTGAGAAAGCGGAGTTGCGTTACTACGCGATTATGACGCAGGTAACAACCGCACAGGGCGATATGGCGAGAACGCTGAACGCTCCTGCGAACCAACTCCGCGTCCTGCAAGCGCAGGTAACTCAGTGCGCCCGTGCAATCGGTAATATCTTTATCCCCGCTCTGAACGCTATCCTGCCGTATGCGATTGCCGTAGCAAAGGTCATTCGGCTTATCGCAAATGCCATTGCAAGTCTGTTCGGATTTGCACTGCCGGAAATTGATTACAGCGGTATCGGTGCGACTGTCGGGGGAGTCGCTGACAGTACACAGGACATCGGGGACGGTCTTGGTGACGCTACCAAAAAGGCAAAAGAGCTGAAAAATGCTCTGCTCGGTATTGATGAACTGAACATTATCTCTCCTCCCGAAGATACAAGCGGGAGCGGCGCAGGTGGTATCGGTGACATTGGAGGTGGCGGTCTTGGTTTCGACCTGCCGACCTACGATTTCCTTGACGGTGCTATCAGTTCAAAGGTCGATGAGATTGTTCAAAAAATGAAAGAATGGCTCGGTCTGAACAAGGAAATCGACTCGTGGGCTGACCTGTTCGATACCCGCCTTGGAAAAATCCTGTTGACGGTGGGAGCTATCGGTGCAGGTCTCGCGGCGTGGAAAATTGCAAAGAGTGTTGCCGATTTCGTGAAGTATATTACCTCGTTCAAGGGATTCGGCGCAGGTTGGGCGGGACTCGGCGCACTTGGGCTGTTGTCCGACCTCAATGAGTTCATCGGATATTTCCAAGACTTCCTTGAGAACGGTGCAACATTCCAAAATGTTGTCGGTATGATTAGTGAGTTCACAGGTGCAATCGGTGACTGCTTGATTATCCTCGGTAATCTCAAGATTGGCGGTGCGCTCAAGGTCGTACAGGGTATCGGTGAAATCGCTGTTGCAATCAAAAACATTTCCGAAAGCGGTGTAAATTGGGACAATGCCAATACCGCTATCAGAGGTCTCACCAATATCGCAATCGGTATCGGCGTGTTTACGGGCAACCTCAAGGTGGCGGCATGGGGACTGGCTATCCAAGGCTTTACCTCCATCGTCACGGAGATTGGCGCGAATTGGGACGCAATTAAACAAGGCGATTGGAGCGGTGTGGATAAGGTGACGCTGATTATCGGCGCACTGGAAGTTCTCGGCGGTCTCGCTATGGCGTTAGATGTGTTCTCCAAGCTCAAGGAGGTCGCTACTATCGGTAAGGCTTCCGAAGCAGTCACGACCGTTGCAACAGCAACAGAAACCCTCGATACCACGGTCAGTACAAAGCTGTCCCCGAACCTCACTTCTCTTGCAAAGAACCTCGGTTTGGGTATCGTAATTGTCGCAGAAGTCGCGGCGGCGGCACTTCTCATCACGGGAGCAATCATTCTGCTCGGTGAGGGATTAGCGCAGGTCGGTGAATCGTGGCAACCTGTTATCAATAATGGTGGCACGGTCTTAGCGGCTATGGGTATCGGTGTCGGTATTTTGGCGGTTGTCGGTATTGTGACCGCTCTGCTCGGTTCTGTCGGTACGCCGCTCATCGTGAACATTGCTCTCGGTACGGCAATTCTCGCAGAGTTGGGTATCGCAACAGGGTTGTTCCTCGTGGAAATTTGGGCTATCGGCAAGGGCTTGGACGAAATCGGGCAAGCATGGCAACCCGTTCTCGATAACGGGGAAACCATTGCAACGGCTATCGGTCTCGGTACGGCTCTGCTTGTCGGTATCGGCGTGGTGACTGCCGCTCTTGGTGCGGCTACGGTCGCAAGTGCAGGTCTGCTCCCGTTGGCTATCGGTCTCGGTACGGCTCTGCTTGTCGAACTGGCGGCGGCGTTCGTGCTGTTCTGTGAGAGCTTGGTCGCTACCGCAGATGAGCTTGGAAACAACCTCGCTCCTGCCCTCAACGACCTCAACGGCAAACTACCTACGCTGTCCGATAACATGAGCGATTTCGTTGACTTTATGACGGAGTTTGCGGGACAGGTGGTGCGGTACACAGAGGTGTCCGCTATCGCAGGTCTGAGCGCAACCATTGACACCATCATCGGTTGGTTTACGCAAGACCCTGTTGAGAAACTGGCAGACGATGTAGAGAACATTTACAACCAAACCACTACCCTCAACGAAAAGCTGAACTTGGCTGTACCCGAACTGAAAACGGCAATCGACCTGCTCAAGCAGTATAAGGGCTTCCTTACCGAAATGGAAACGCTCTGCAACAGTAATGTTGAGCTGTCCACGGGTATGTTCGTGAACATGAAAGAGGTCGGTCAGAAGCTCGTGACGGGATTTGTGGACGGTATCAAGTCCAAGTCCTCTGACTTCTCCAATGCGGCGAAAACACTGGTGGACGGGTTCAAGAACTCGCTGAACACCAACGCCGCAACCTGCAAGTCGAGCTTCATTTCTTGGGCTTCCAACCTCAAGAACTGGTTTACCTCCGCGTCCTTTGGTGCAATCAACCGAACAACATTCGGCAACTACGCCAAGGATATTGTGAGCGGTTTCAACAACGGTATCACCAATAACTACGCTACGGCTAAGAGCGGTATGGTATCGTTTGCGAATACCGTGAAGAACGCTTTTACGGAAATTGTCTCTTACAAGGTGTTCTATGACATTGCAAAAGATGTTATCAGCGGTTTCAACAACGGTATCAACGATTTCTACGATACGACTCGACCGTATATGCGGCGTTGGGCGAATGACGCGGCGGCGGCATACAAAGCGGCGTTGGACTCCAACTCTCCGTCTAAGCGGTTTATGCGTATCGGTGAGGACACTGTTCTCGGCTACAACCTCGGTATCGCCAACCTCGGCGGCACGACAAAGGGCGTTGTGACGGATTGGGCGAACTCGTTTACAAGCGTAAGCCCAACCATGAGCTTTGCCGTAGACACCTCCGCTCTGAAATACTACAGCAGTGATTCGTTCGCACAATCTGTTTCCGCTGATGTGGCGGCACACAGCACGGTTACTGCAACGGGCTTCAAGGAGGGAATGGAGGAGTTCTACAGAGAGTATATCGAACCTACCCTGTCGCAGATGGCAGACGATATGCGTAGGCAAGCCGACAAGCAAGAACAGACCGTTGTTCAGATTGGCAACCGTGTTGTCAATGACGCGGTTACTACTCAGAAAAAAGCCAACGGCTATGTATTCGCACGATAAGGAGGGGTAAGAATGGCTTATTTGGCAATCAACGGTTATGAGCTACCTCCTCCGAAGCGAGGAGTACGCCCCACGGTGACTACCGTAGTGGACGCGGGTAGAAACGCCAACGGCTCAGTAGTCGGTCAGCGCGTGGGTCGAGACCAGTACAAGATTGACAGTCTTGAATGGTCTTGGCTCACCGCCGACCAATGGGCGCAGATATTAAATGTATTGAGTCACTTTTTCGTATATGTGACTTTCACTGACCCCGTGTCGAACTCCCTCAAGACTATCAAAATGTACTGTGGTGATAGAACCGCAGAACCTTATTGGGTCGATGAAAACGGGAAACCGACACACTACAGAAATTGCAAGGTAAATCTGATTGACTGCGGAGAGTAAGGAGGGGATTTTGTGCAAAAGGTTTCAAAAGCATATAAAGAGAGCATGAAATCCTCTCTCCGCGAGAGAGCGTATATTATGATTTCGTTCGGTCTGCTCAATCAAGAAGCACAGGCAAAAGCAAAGGTTGAGCAGGGTGATTTCACCTACTACTCCAACTCCGCAAATATCCTGTCCGAAAAGACCGATGATACCATCTACGCTACCCTTGAGGAGAATTTCACCAAAGTTGACGGGACGATGTTCTTCCTCCCACGGCAGAACGCTTCCAACGCTTACCTTGACACAGGCATTATCAGCGACAAGCTCCTTACGCAAGCACAGTTCGAGCTTACAATCAATCTCAATGTTCCCGCTACGGATTTCAAGGGTATTACTATCAATTTCGGTGAGAATTACCCTGTGAATTTCGATTTGATGAGCAGTAGCGGACAGGTTGTCGAGTTTCGCAATAATACGGAGGGGCTGTTCAGCACCGAAGAAGTGTTGACAAATACGACCTCGGTGAAACTGGTCGTTTACAGTATGAAGAATCCCCATAGTCGGGTGCGTATCTACTCTATCCGATTCGGTTACGGTCTCGTGTACTACAATGATTCCGTAATGGCTTCTTCCCTTGAGAGCTATGTCTCGCCCATCGGGGCAGATGTGCCGCAGATTGATTTCTCTGTACAGCTCAAGAACTACGACCACTACTTTAATGTAGATAACCCGAAATCCGCTATCAACTTCCTTGAAACAGGACAGGAAATGGAAATCTACTACGGCTATCAGCTCCCTACGGGAGAGGTCGAATGGATTCGCGGAAACCGCCTGTTGTGTTCGGAGTGGGAGTCGGACGATTACACCGCCACTATCCGCTGTCAAGATGTGTTCCGCAGTATGGACGCGGAGTTCTACAGAGGACTGTACCGCAGTGCAGGTAAGAGCTATTACGATTTGGCTCTTGAGGTACTGGCTGACGCAGGACTGACCGATTACTATATCGACCCGCAGTTGAAAAATCTGAAAAGCAAAAACCCCATTCCTCGCGTTCAGCACAAGGAAGCGTTGCAGATTATCGCAAACGCCTGTCGGTGTGTTCTATCACAAACCCGTATGGGCGGTATTCAGATTAAGTCCAACTTCATTCCCGAAGCGGCGGCAAGCGCAAACGCGGAAGCTACCTATTCCAATGTCGAAAAGATTATGGACGGTACTGCGAAAGACGAGTACGCCACCTTTGCTCAGAACTATACCACGGCAGACGGTAAGATGTTCTTCTTACCCCGCAATTTTGGAAATGCTACGCTGAATACAGGTTTTGTGTCAGCGGTGCAGTCTAAAGCGGACGGAACATTCACCACCAACCCCGTTGTTACGCTTACACAAGAAGTTGCGTGTATGTACTACGGTGTAAAACTGGTATTCGGACACTCGATTCCGGCAGCTTTTACAATCCGAACCTACAATGACGGGACGCTCGTAACGGAGTACGAGGTCGGGGCTGACGAAATCAGTAAGAACACGGTCATTCACACGGACTTTGACGATTTCGATGTTATGAAAATCGAGTTCACAAAGACCGCCGAACCCTATAGCCGTATCGTGCTGAATAATTTCAGCTTTGGTGATATTACGGATTTCACTATGACCCGCACAGATATGACCTCCTCCCCGAAAGCTATCAAGCAGGAGCTTGTCAAGGAGATAATTGTTCCTTGCTACAGCTATCAGACGGGCAATCAGCAAGAAAATCTTGTCAGCGAAGAAGTCACGGTCGCGGCGGGTGATGTGGAGACTTTTTTCGTGGGAGAACCCTCCTACGGCTTTTCTGCCGCACTGGAAAATCAGTCGGGCGGTGTTTCCATTTTGGAGTCGGGCAACTACTACATCACCGTCAAGTTTACAGTGACAGGTACTTACCGCTTGGAGATTTCCGGCTACCGCTACAAAATTGTAGAGCGTTATGCAACAAAAACGCTCAATAATCGAGGAAAGACAATCAAGTGGGAAAACCCTCTTATTTCCGATATGGGAATGGCGCAAGACCTCGCAGACTGGCTCGGTGACTATTATCAGTCCGGCATTGAGTACGAGTACGACACTCGCGGTAATCCCGAAATCGATGTGAACGATATTGTTTACCAAGAGAACGAGTTCCAATCTGATATGAAAGTAAACATCTACCGCCACACCATCATTTTCAATCAGAGCTTTGCGGGTAAGGTCACGGCGCGTAGAACAGGAGGTTAGTTATGGCATGGACAACACCTAAAACAGACTGGTACGGTGTAACGAACCCCTCTGATGGGGTATATACGGGAGACAGGTTCAACGCGGAGGATTTCAACCGTATCAAGAACAACCTCACCTATTTGCGTGAGTTGGCTCTCAAAATGTACGATGAGTTCTCCATTGTCTCCCTCGGTGCTGACCGTACCTATTCGGATTACTTCTATGCTGACGAAATCAATCAGCTTGAAGAAAATCTGAAAACCATCAACAACAAAACTCTCAAGAGGTCGTATGGCAATCCTCCGACCTATGTAGCAAACGGTAACACAATGGATTTTGCAGAGCTGAATCGGTTGGAACGCGCCATACTTGACCTCTACGACAGACTCAGCAATGAGTCTGAGGGGAGAAGAATGTTCACTTGGAATTTTGGAATGAGAGGAGGAGACCTGTAAATGGCATGGGAACTTTTACCCGTAAATTATACGGACGCTGTGTGGAGCGGTCTAAAACGGTACAACACCATCACCAATGAGGACGGTACAGTATCGTTCCAAGATGTGACCGCTTACAGCAACAAGGAAAAGTCCTTTTTTGGTGCGAGAGACGCGAACCGTATGAACGAAGCTCTCAATACCCTTATGTCGATGGTAGAAAACGGTTCTGACCTGTATGAAGCATTTCAGAATTACTTTACCGCTCAGAAAGGACTTTTTGAGGACGAAGCGAACACCAAGCAGGACGGTTTTACCGCGTATATTACTGCTTTGGAAGCGGAGGGAGACAATGTAATCAACTCCCTTAAAACCGATTATCGCACGGAAATGGACACCTTTGAGAGTCAGCAACAGGCACTATTCACGACTTGGTTCGAGTTCGTCAAGAGTCAGCTCGGAGAAGATGTTGCCGGAAATCTGCAAAATCAGATTACTGCTCTCGACACCAAAACGGACGGTTTTGACCCCCGCACAACTACTTTCTCTGCCGATGGAAAGACCATCACGGAAATCGACTCGGCGGGAAACAAGAAAATCGAAACCGTGTTCACTTCCGATACGGTTATCACGCAAAAGCTCTATAAGAAAGAGTCAAACGGAAGTTATTCCCTCGTAAACACTAAGACCATCACATTCAGCGCAGACGGTCTAAACATCACAGAGGAGGTAGTGTAAATGTCTTGGGCAGAAGCAAAATGGACTGTTGACAGTCTGTTACAGAAAATCGGGCAAGCCCCGAACAACATGAGGAGCTTTATCGCATACTCGCTCTCCGCGACCAGTATCGGCTTGAAGTTTCAAGAACCCGCCGACAGCTATGACGCAAACAACAATCTGATTTGTTCTGTGGGCGGTGTAATGATTCGCATGAGCGATACTGGTTATCCGACCAAGCCCTCTGAGGGTACGCTCGTGGTGGACAACACCAATCTCGGCGCGTATGCCAACGCACCCTTTACGGTGAGCGGACTCACCAAGGGTAAAAAGTATTATTTCTCCGCTTTCCCGTATTCCGTACAGGGCGTTTACAACCTGTCGAGCAATACAGCAAACAGAGCGGACGCTACCCCCGCCGCAGGTGAAATCGCTAATGTCACCATTTCTATTGACGATGATTCCGCATTTTCCGGTGTGGTAGTCACCTGTGTCGATGAAACAGAGTCCGCATCTACGCAGTCGGCAACGCTCACTAAAACGAAGAAAACAGCTTCCTTTGTCGTTCCTATCGGTCATACCTATCATATTGAGTATGGTGCGGAGGACGGGTACAGCAAGCCGGATAACACTACGCCAAAGGTGTCTGTGGCAGGTACGACCTCGAACTACACGGCAACCTATTACTACTTTACGGCTACTATCGCTGTCACCTACCCCGCAGGTGCAACTTGTACCTGTGAGTGTGGCGGTACGAAGTATACTGCGCCGAACACTTCCGGCAATCACACTTTCCAAGTGCATAATGTCGGCACATGGACAATAAAGGCAGTTTCCGGCTCTGATACAGACTCTAAGTCAGTATCTATCACTTCCTCCGGGCAGTCTCATAGCGTGGAACTGTCTTTCGTGAAAATCTATGGTATCAGCCGTGACATTACGGCTACCTCTCCCGTTTGGGCGAGAACGGATTCTGCTGTCGGTAAGACCGCCAAAGCCACCGTAGGCACAACGGCGGGTTCAAGTGACTTCAACAACTGTTACCCTTGGAGCGGCATTGTCCGTGAAACCCTATCCACGGGTGATGTAATGGTGAAAATCCCTAAGTTTTGGTATCGCCGTTACCGTAGTGGAAATGTGGAATATCTCAAGATTGCCGATAAAGCCACGAGCGGGTTCACGCTTCACCCCGCGTTCAATCACGGCGGTGTGACAAAGGATTATCTCTATGTGGGTGCTTATAAGACCACGAGCGGTAACAAGTCCGCTTCCGGCGTAAGCCCGTTGGTAAATCAGACGAGAGCGACCATGCGTTCCAATGCGAAAGCAAAGGGTACGGGTTGGGGCATTATCGACATTGCCGCACTCTCTGCAATTCAGATGTTGATTCTCGTGGAATTTGCCAACAACAATGTGCAGTCCGTCATTGGGCGCGGCTACTGCGACAGCAACAGCTCTGCCCTCAGTACAGGCACTTGCAATAATGTAAGTGGTCTCACGGGCAGACCTGCCGGAACAGACGGTAAGGTTGATGTGGTTTGGCGTGGTATCGAGGGTCTGTGGGGTAATGTTTGGGAATGGGTTGATGGTGTCAACTGGAACAACGGCACTTACTATGTGTGCAATGACCCGTCCAAGTACGCGGACGATACCACTACGAACTACACTGCCCTCTCCTTTAAGGGAGCAACGAACTGGTCTTCCAGTTATATCACACAGGAGGGACTTGACACTGGCAGTAATCCTCATGTCATGCTCCCGTCTGCCGCAGGTAGCGGAAGCGAAACGACCTACGATTGTGACGCTTGTTGGTCTTCTACTGGTTGGCGCGTCTTCAGGCACGGCGGTCATTGGTACAGTGGCTCGGGATGTGGTCTCTTTGCGGCTTATTTGGACGATGCCTCGTCCCGTTCGGCCTCGACCCTCGGGTCGCGCCTGCTTTATATCCCCTCCTAAGGGGGTGCGGGGGATTTTCTCCCCCGCATAAGTGGGTCGATACAAAACAGATAGAACTTCATAAGGCGAACAGTAAAAGCGCGTCTTCAAACACGGCGGTAATTGGAACAATGGCTCGAAATGTGGTCTCTTTACGGCTAATTTGAACAATGACTCGTCCAATTCGAACTCGAACATCGGGTCGCGCCTACTTTTGTTAAACAGCAGAAACCTATACAAGATACTGTCTCGCCGTACCCATTGGTAAAAAATAGTTTGGAGGGATAGGGTTAGTAAGTCTCTTGAAAGCCCTATAAGAAACAAAAGCATGAAAAGAATTGGTTTCCTATACGAACGGATAGTTTCGGAAGAAAATTGCAGACTGGCTATCATCAATGCCGCGAAACATAAGAAGAAACGCAAGAATGTTATGAAAATAATAAACAATCTTGACTTTTATGTGAAAGACTTGTCTGAGCGGTTGGTTCGTTTAGATTTTACCTCTCCGTATCGGACTCGTATCATAAAGGACGGTCTGTCGGGCAAGGAGCGGGAGTTGCAGATTCCGGCGTTCTATCCCGACCAGTGCGCTCACCACGCAATCGTGCAGGTGCTACAACCGCTCATTATGAAATCCGCTTACTATTGGAGCTGTGCCAATATCCCAAACAGAGGTATTGACCGTGCCGCCAAGGGAGTGGAACGAGCGACCATGCGAGACATCAAACACGCGAAATACTGTGTGAAGATGGACATTCACAAGTTCTATCCGTCAATCCCGCATGACAAGCTAAAATCCTTTTTAAGTCGGAAAATCAAGGACAAAAAGGCACTTGGTATTATCCATTTGGTAATCGACTCATACCATAGCTCTCCCGGACACGGTATACCCATCGGAAATTATACCTCACCGTGGCTTGCGGAGTTTTATCTACAGTCGTTGGATTACTTCATCAAGCAAACCCTCGGTATACGATATTATATCCGCTATGCCGATGATTTAGTCTTAATTGATAATAACAAGCGAAAGCTCCGAAAAGCTATGTACGCGGTTATGGAGTTTGTAGGAAAACTCGGCTTGGAGATAAAGCACGATTACCAGTTATTTCGTATTCAACGAAACTGCAAGAGCAAACAGCACCGTAGAGGGCGAAAGATTGACTTTGTAGGTCGCTGTTTCGGTATCAGAACCACGACCATACGAAAAAGACGCGCTCTCGCTCTTATGCGACAAAGCCGCCACATTCGGAAAATTCAAAAACGAAACGGAGTCGTATCATTCCGTATGGCGGCGGGTTTCCTGTCACGGTGTTCCTGTTTCAAGCATACTGACTCGCTCGGTATGAAAAAGAAATATTACGATACAGTCAAAATCAGAAAATTAAAGGAGGTAGTCAGAAATGAGAGTAAAAGGAAATGTCTCTCCCGTAACCCTGTCGATGGAGTCTTACCTGCCGTTGGAGGGGTATGTAGAGGTCAGACTGCGTGAAAACATCAAAGAAGTCACTGACATTGACCCGCAGACGGAAACCTCTGTCACCATGTTCGAGTACGATGAGTACACTTTCCTCTTGAAAGACCGTGAGGGCTTGCAAGAGGACATCGAGAACAATCTCAGCGATTGGCTCATCACTGGTAGAACGCTTGAGGTTAACGAAAGCGCAAGTATCGTGCAGGACATGAAAGCCGCACTGGAAATTTTGGAGGTGAACAGATAATGGCACAGCTTTATATTGACAACGCGAGAAAGCTAAAGATTCAGATTGACAATAATCAGAAAATTGTCGATACCGTGGGAGCCGCAGGGGGTATTGAAACCACTCTCACACAGTCTGACAAAATCGGCTTTAACTGGCTGAACTTCTATGTGAACAAGGTTTTGGTGCGACAGGAATACAAAGAGCAGGAAAATCCTGTTGGTACTGCCGATAACCCCTTTGTATGGGAGGAAAACATGACTCTCATTGCCGACGGCTTTTACACCCACGATGGCGTTCGTAAAGTTTGGGTAGGCGAAACGGGTGTGACCGCCGCATGGGACGATAAGAATTGGGAGGTCATGTAAATCCTCACATTCAAACAGAAAGGAAATTAACCACATGGTTTCGGAAAGCACACTGATTATCAGTATTGTGGGGGCGGTCTTTGCAAGCACAGGTTTTTGGGCGTTCCTCACAAGTCTTATTCAAAGCAAGAAGTCCAAAGATAACGCGGAGGGGCAAATGCTGAAAGGTCTTGGACACGACCGCATTTGCTATCTCGGTGAGTGTTATATTCAGCGCGGGTATATCACCAAAGACGAATATGAGAACCTGCATGATTATTTATACTTACCGTATAAAAAGTTGGGTGGAAACGGTACTGCTGAAAAGATTATGAAAGAGATTGACCGTCTTTCACTCAAAGACAAGGAGGATTGACCTATGGAAGAAAAGTCGTATTTCCAAACTCACGGCGAAGAAATCACGCCGGAAATGTTGGACGAACTGAGTAACGGGAAAGGAGAAGACGAAGATGAGTAACAGCCCTCTCGTAAACTACACGCGGATTTCCCCCAATAAGACAAGTCCGCGCAGAAACAAAATCGACACTATCACCATTCACTGTGTCGTGGGGCAGTGTTCCGTGAAAACGCTCGGCAATATTTTTGCACCGACCTCCCGACAGGCAAGCTCCAACTACGGTGTTGGTGCAGACGGTAAAATCGGTATGTATGTCGAGGAAAAAGACCGCTCTTGGTGTACCTCAAGCGCGGCAAACGACAACCGCGCTATCACCATCGAGGTCGCAAGCGATACCAAACACCCTTATGCGGTGAATGACAAGGCGTATGCCGCAATGCTCGACCTTGTAACCGATATTTGCCGCCGTAACGGTATCAAAAAGCTCGTATGGAGTACGGACAAGAACAAGCGCATGAATCACCTTGGCGGTTGCAATATGACCGTTCACCGCGATTATGCGAACAAATCCTGTCCCGGCGATTATCTGTATAACCGTCATGGTGAAATAGCGGCAGAGGTCAACAGGCGGCTCGGTGCGGCAGTTGATACTCCGACTGAGGACAAGCCTACTACCAGCTCTGTTAAGGCGGGAGATACCGTTAAAATCTCCTCCACGGCTACTTATTACGGCGGCAAGGCGATTCCTGCTTGGGTGAAAGCAAAGAACTGGATTGTCCGCGAGGTCAGCGGTGACAGAGCGATTATCGACAAGTCTGTGGACGGGAAGAACGCGATTTGCAGTCCTATCAGCACGAAGTTCTTGAGTGTCGTTTCTGCCGCTTCTACGCCCTCTCAGAGCGCGTGGACACCGCAGGTAGGTGATTATGTCTCGTTCACTGGAAAAACTCACTACGCAAGCTCTAACGGCGATAGAGCGGTGTCCTGTAAGGGCGGCAAGGCGAAAATCACGCAAATCTATGCAAAGGGCAAGCACCCTTATCATCTTGTCCATGTCGATGGAGAGTCTACGGTCTACGGTTGGGTTGACCGCAATACTTTCACCAAAGTGTAAAGGAGGTTGACGGTATGCGGAGGGTAAAGAAAAAGCCACCGAAAGAATTTTCAAAGAAAATCCTCATCGTGGCGGGAATTATCAATGCGGTCGTTATCGTCTTTACGATGGTAATGATTTGGCGTACTCTCGACCTTTCGCCGCTTGCCTACCTTATACCGTCAGTAGCCGCCGAAGTTGCCACGGGTACGGGATTCTATTATTCAAAAGCAAAGGTCGAGAACCGAATAAAACTGATGAGACAAAACAAAGTCACACCAAACGAAACACATTTTTCTGAAAATTACTGAGGAGGTATCACCATGACTGACATTACCAATGTTGTTTCCGCTGTTATCACCCTGCTCGTAGCAGTCATTACCACTTTCCTTATCCCTTATCTGAAAGAGAAAGTGGACGCTGAGAAGTTCGAGAAAATCAAGGCGTGGACGAAAGTTGCGGTCGAAGCCGCAGAAATGATTTACAACGGCGCAGGTCACGGTGCGGAGAAGAAAGCCTATGTACTGGAATACTTGAACAGTAAGGGTTATAAGCTCGACTCCGACACCATTGACAAGCTGATTGAGTCCGCTGTCCTTGAGCTGAAAAAGGGCTAAGTTTACCCCGCCTAAGTAGTCTAAGTAGTTAAAAATCGGTTTTTGCGTAAACTTTCGCTTAATACGCGCGTACTTAGAGGAAGTTACACGCAAAACCTTAAAAACAACTACTTTGACTACTTAGACCCCCTCCCGTGGCATAGAAAAAGAACGCACGATTATTGTGCGTTCTCTATCCTGTAAACAAACCCAAAAGTGTGTTTTATGAAGAACACAGAGTTCGGATTTGCACTATTTGGTGGAGCTTGACCGCTCAAATCCGAACACCGAAAGGTCTTGGTTTTATTCGATGTCAGGTTGTAAACGGAAGTGATTTTGTACCATCCGTCAGGCTCATCCCATACCGTAACCGAGTTTACGAGCAGGTCAATGATATGCCTACGGAACTCCTCATCCTCAATATCTCCGTTGCAAAACTCACTCAACCACCAAACAATATGGTCTTTCTCCAAAATCACATAATCGTCTTGTGCGACAACGAGCCGTTTCTCGATGGCTCGTTTTTCTTTTTCCAACTCTTTCAGTCGGTCGGCTATTGTATCGGACTCGACACCTTTCTCGACCATCTTGACAAGGTTGTTGATAGAACGCTCTGTATCGTGAAGTTGGTCTTTCAACGCCGGGATGATAGAGTTCTCCTCCATCTCTCGAATGGATTCATTGACGGCAATATCGGCAAGTTCATCTATTGTCTCAGGGGTGAGAAGCGTGAGAGCATCTTCCACAACGGCTCTTTCGATAAAGTCCTTCTTCAAAGGCTTCTTATCACAGGTATGCTCTCTCTTGCGCTTTCCGCAGGTGTAATAGAAGTAGGTTGTACCGCCTTTACCTGTACCGCTCTCACCCGTCATAAGCGAGCCACAATGACCGCAAAAGAGTTTTTGTGATAGGAGATAGTCTATCTTTGCTTTACCTCTTGACGGGGCTTCTGCGTTCTTGGAGAGCTTCTTTTGCACAATTGCAAAAGTATCCTTATCAACAATAGCAGGTACGCCGCCCTCAATACGAAGGTCTTTGTATTTGTAAATGCCGATATACCGTTCATTCTTGAACATCGACCGAAAACTGTTCTTATTGAACTCTGCGTTCTTTGCCGTTCTATATCCTTTGGTATTGAATGTCTCGCAAATCTCAGCAACAGTAGTTCCGTTGGCGTAGAGGTCAAAGGCTTCTCGGACAATAGCTGCGCCTGCTTCATCTATCACGAGCTTCTTGTTTTCAATTTTATAGCCGAGGGGGATATGACCGCCTATACTATGACATTTGTTTGCAGATTCAAACATACCTCTTGTGATTTTCTGAGAAAGCTCTTTGGAGTAAAACTCAGCCATACCTTCGAGGACTGCTTCAAGGATGACCCCTTCCGGATTGTCAGAGATGTTCTCGGTTGCCGAAATGACACGAACACCATTCTTTTTGAGTCGTGCTTTATAAGTGGCAGAATCATATCTGTTCCGGGCGAAGCGGTCGAGCTTATAGACAACGATACCCTCCCATAGCTGCTTTTCGCTATCTCGTATCATTCTCTGAAACTCTGTGCGCTTGTTCGTGTCCTTAAAAGCCGATGTAGCCCGGTCAATGTACCTGTCTACTATCTCATACCCCTGTTGCTCGCAGAATGCCGTACAAACTCGATTTTGCCCCTCTATGGATTGCTCGGTCTGACGGTCGCTGCTATATCTCATATAAAGAACTACTCTCATTGCTTACCTTCTTTCAGGTTGAAAGCATAATTCAGCAGCTCCATTTGTTTTCTCAGCGGGAAGTTTCGATACAAGTCAATCAATTCAAGCTCCTGAGCCGTAAATCCCTCTGTACCGTTGATGTTGAGGGTTGCGTTGGGGCTTTCATTGATGGCGTTGAAGAGATGGTTGTTGCATCTATCAATGTGGACAGAGGGAAATCTTTTCTGTTCCCACTTCTCCATTGCAAGTTCAAAGCCCTGTTCTGCTACGGCTTTGATTCTCAGACTCTCGGCAGTGAAGTCGGCACTCGACAGATAGATGTAGTGTCCATCTTTGCCGATGGAATAATCATCACGCTCGTCCTGTTGCACCTCAAAGCCGTTATCATCAAGCCATTCAAGGACTAAGCCTAACGCCTTGCGAGCTAAGTCCTCCTCGGTTTCTTCGCCCAACAGATATTCGATGCTGACATTGAAGTACTTTGCCAACAGGTACAGATTTTTGTCGCTCGGATTTGAGGTTTTCAGGTTACTGCGAAAGTTCTTTCCGACTCCACTCTGCTCAAAGGCGGTAGTAAGATTGATTCCTTTTTCCTTGCAAAGAGCGGTAATGCGCTCCATCAACAATTCCTTGTTCATATCATGCTCCTCCTAAATAGGGAAAATTATTTTTGAATTTTTCCTAAAACCACTTGACAAGCTCCTAAATGGGGAGTATAATATACTTGTAAACAACAAACGGCAACAAGAAAGACACCCTCGACAAGTTCTTTCTTTGCCGAAGCTCCTCAATGGTATTAGGTATGTGGCAATACTATTATACCATTAGAGACGAGTTTTGTCAACCGTTGTTGTATACAAAGTTTAAGAAAAAGGAGGTTGACCATGTGAGAGAAGAACGAGACAGAATCCGATTGATGCTCTATCGGAACACTCTTACGAACGCTTGGCTCGTGAATCGTCTCGAAGAACGAGGTGTTATCACCGAGAAAACGGAGATGAGTTCTGTCCTTCGTGGAGTTCGTAAGGGTGCGAAAGCGGAAACCATCATCAAGACTTCCCTCGAAATCCTCGATGACTATGAATCGAAGATGGGAGTTTGTGAGTGAGTACTCCGTTAGAGGAGTCTACGAAAAAGAGAATCGGCAGACTTCTCGCCAAAACAGTTTCCCGGTATTTGAAGGATGAAGAGCATCGCCGGGAGTTTGAAGAATGGTACTTCAAAAAGTACGGTGTGAAGTATCAATGGAAGTTTGGAGGTGTTTCAACATGACAACCGTCCATAAGAAACGGCATGGCGGTATCAGACGATGGCTTGTGAGAAACAGTCTTAGCTTTGCTCTCATAGGAATTATCTTACTCTCCATGACGGCGGGTGCGATAGGTTGTTTGGCGTTTCTTCCCAAACCGCAGGACACCTCAACACCCGAAACAAAGACCGATGTTTCGACCGTAACCGTAATGCAGCCGGACATCACAAGTCCGAGTCTCGACCCCGTTCCTGAGCCGCAGGTCTTTTACTTCGATGTTCCTCTCTCCGAGGAGTTACAGGACTACATACGAGAGAAGTGTTCGGAGTACGAAGTGCCCATGGAGCTTGTGATTGCTCTGATTGATAAAGAAAGCTCGTTTCGGTCAGATGTCGTGAGTACGACCAACGACTACGGGTTTATGCAAATCAACCAATGTAATCATGAATGGCTGTCCTCAACGCTCGGGGTGAGTAACTTTCTTGACCCAAAGGAAAACATCTTGTGCGGTATCTACATTATCTCAGGACATCTCAAAAAGACCGATGGTGATGTCGAACTCGCTCTTATGCGGTACAACTGCGGTGCGAACGGTGCAAGAAACCTATGGAACAAAGGAATCTACTCGACAAACTACTCTCGCTCTGTAATGACTCTCTATGAGTCTTACAAAGAAAAAGCCGCCAACGGTGCGGTAACACCGTAAGCGGCAAAGGAAATTAACCCGCCATCATTATAGCACAACCTGAAACAAAAATCAAAGGAGATTTTCGTTATGACAAAAGCAAACATCAAAATCGCTCCTTCGAGCGTAATCAACTACGGTGGTTTGGATTGCATCATTCTCGATGTTGAGCAGGACAAGATTCTTGTTCTCGCTAAGGAATCCATCGGCAATATGCCCTTTGATGAGGGCAACAGCAACAACTTCCCGAAGGGTACACTTTGCAAGTACCTCAACGGCGAGTTCATTAAAAAGCTCAAAGCCAACGGTGCAGACGCTTCGGCAATCATCCCTACGACCATCGACCTGACTTCTGACGATGGTTTGAAGGACTATGGCGAAACCACTCAGAAGATTTTTCTTCTCACTTGCGATATGTACCGCAAATACCGTTCCGTCATCCCTAACCTCGATGATTGGTGGTGGCTTGCAACTGCGTATAGCACTGAGTCCAATGGGTACCCCCGCGGCGCTCGGGTTGTCAACTCGGATGGTTGTTTGGGCAGCTACGATGCTTACTTTGGTAGCCTTGGCGTTCGTCCCGCTTTCTATCTGAAATCTTCCATCTTGGAATCTCTTTCCCCTTCGCTCTCCGAGTTCACGACCGAGGAGCTTTTGAAGGAGGTGCTTCGCCGCAATGCCGAGAGTACTGAAACTGAGTGATAACAAGATAGAAACCCTCTTTGATGCAAAAGACTTCGAGTACCTGATTGATAAGTACATGGGCTACGAAGCCGTTCAGTACTTTCGAGAACTGATGAATGAGGTCGAAGAAGAACGGCAGGAGGTCAGGTCTACTCGCTCAGATATTGAAGGTCAGACCCTCGACCTCATCTCCCGGATAAAACTCTTGGATGAAGATGACCGGGAAGAGATTGCCGAAGAGTTCAGGGCTATCATGGAGGACATTTTCGGATTGGAGGAATGAGATGAGCAATCGGAAACTTGGCAACAGCTTTGAGTCCGAGTTGTGCGAAATCCTCTTCAATCATGGGTTTTGGTGTCATAACTTGGCTCAAAATCAAGCGGGGCAACCCGCAGATGTAATCGCTGTGCGAAATAAGGTGGCATACCTCATCGACTGTAAGGTATGCTCCGGGAAAGGATTCCCGCTCAGCAGAGTTGAGGAAAATCAGGATTCCTCAATGAGCTTGTGGAAAGATTGTGGAAACGGCGATGGTTGGTTTGCAATCAAGCTCGCTGAGGTGGTCTACATGATTCCTCACTTCACAATCAGAGCATTCATGAATGCGAAGTCATTTATGACGGCGCAAGACATATTTGAGTACGGGAAACCCCTCGACAAATGGATTGCAAAATGCAGGTGACTGTCGGCAGCACTATTACAGTCGAGAATCCCTCTCAGGAGTTGATTCAATGGTGCAGCCAAAATCTTAAAATCAGAAACCCCGACTATTCTAAGAAGGTGCGGATGCACTTTTGGGTTGGAAACACCCCGGAAATCCTGTCGCTATACGAAGTACGAGGAAATGCTCTCATCCTACCTTTCGGCACATTAAGAGCAATCGCTCCTATGCTGCAAGGTGTCGAGACCTTTGCAGACTTCTCCGAAGCAGCTCCGATAGACTTCAAGTGTCGAGTGCCGTTATACGACTATCAGCAAAGGGCGGTCGATGAGGTGCTTGCAAAGCACTATGGAATCCTTCAAAGCCCGGCAGGAAGCGGAAAAACGCAGATGGGAATATCTCTCGTGGAACGGCTCGGCAGAAGAACCCTGTGGTTGACTCACACGAAAGACCTGCTCAACCAAAGCAAAACTCGTGCCGAACAATACATGAAGGAATCACTCATCGGAACAATCACCGAGGGTAAGGTGAGCATCGGAAAAGGTATCACATTCGCAACCATACAGACCATGTGCCGCTTAGACCTTGCTCAATACAAGTATTTATGGGATGTCATCATAGTCGATGAGTGTCACAGATGTTCCGGGACACCCACGGCGATGACTCAGTTCTACAAGGTACTGAACAGCTTGTCCGCACGACATAAGTTCGGATTGTCTGCTACCGTTCATCGGTCTGATGGGATGATAGCTGCAACCTACGCCTTACTCGGTCAGGTGGTTTACACAGTCCCCGATGAAGCGGTTGGAGACCGCATTATGAAGGTCGGAGTGAAGCCCATCTATACCGGGATAAAGCTCGGAAGAGAGTGTATCAACACTGACGGTACTCTCAACTATACGAAGCTCATTACCTATCTTTGCGAAAATGGTGAGCGAAATCATCAAATCAGTTCATGGATAGTCAGCGAGAGTGAACACTCTTCCCTCATTCTGTCCGACCGTTTGGAACATCTCGAAACGCTTATGAATACGCTTCCCTCTGATATGAGGAGACAGGCAGTGATGATAAGTGGCAAGATGACAACCAAAAAAGGCAAGGCAGAGCGTGAAAGAGCGATTGAGGATATGCGGACGGGCAATAAGAAATACCTGTTTGCCACTTACTCTCTCGCCAAAGAAGGTCTCGATATTCCTTGTTTGGAGCGGCTTTATATGGCAACCCCTCAAAAGGACTACGCCGTAATCACTCAGAGTATCGGGCGTATCGCTCGAACTCACGAAGGTAAACAAGAGCCTGTCTGCTACGACTTTGTTGATGATAGTCAGTACCTTGTCAAATCGTTCAAACGAAGATGCACCACCTATCGCAGAAACGGATGTTACATTGTAGAGGAGGACACAAAATGAGCGTGAAAGAGAACTTGAAGTATCATACCAACTTTCAAGTCATTGAAAGCAATGTTCCTCCAAAGAACAACCGCAGCGGGTACAAGGGCGTATGGTGGGATGCTCACCGTCAGATGTGGGTAGCGTACATCTCAGTTCACGGCAAGCGGATTCATCTTGGCAGATACCATCGGCTCGAAGATGCCGTAAAAGCTCGACAGCGTGGTGAGGATGAGTATTTCCTTCCTCTCATTGAGCAAAAAGCGGCTGAGGAGGTGGCAAACGGATGAGAATACACGCTATTCCGCTTGAACTCTCCGCTGCAAATGAGTTTGTGGCTAAACTACATCGTCATCATGCTCCTGTTTATCGAGATAAGTTTTGTATTGGGGCTGTTGTGGGCGGTAAATTAGTTGGCGTTGTTCAAGTCGGCAGACCTGTTTCTCGAAATCTTGATGATGGAAAAACAGTTGAAGTTGTCCGTCTTTGCACCGATGGTACAAAGGATGTTTGTTCGTTCTTATACGCCAAAGCTGCTCGAATTGCTAAGGAAATGGGCTACGAGAAAATCATAACCCATATCCTCGAAAGCGAGAACGGCGTTTCCCTGAAAGCCGCAGGATGGGAGCAAGAATCGGTTACAAAAGGTGGTGAATGGAATCGCAAAAACCGACCGAGAAACACGACTGCACCAACTGTCCCTAAGAAGAGATATGGTAAGAATCTGATAGAAAAGCGTATTTCTTTTTGCTCGGATTCTCCAATGGTTTTTTATAATGAATATCACAATAATTCCATTGAGGAGGTGATAGATTGACTTTCATATTCGACTGCGAGGTATTCGCTTTTGATTGGCTCTTTGTGTTCAAAGACCTCGACAGCGGCGAATACACGGTCATTCACAACGACAATGAAGCGGTCAAGTCGTTCATGGAAAACGACCCCCTTCTCGCAGGTTTCAACAATAAGCACTACGACCAATTTATTCTGAAAGCGGTGCTTTCGGATGCAACCCCGGAACAAATCAAGGAACTCAACGATTATGTCATCGTTCACGGTGAGGTCGGATGGCAACATCCGCTTGTAAGGGACTGCAAAGTTTATTTCGAGCAGTTCGACCTTTTCGATGACTGTCAGGCAGGACTTTCGCTGAAAGCGATTGAAGCCCATCTCGGAATGGATATTCGAGAGTCTGAGGTTGACTTCAACATCGACCGTCCTCTTACAGAGGAAGAACTTGAAGAGACTATCTTCTACTGTAAGCACGATGTTGATGCTACCGAAAAGCTCTACCACCTGAGAAAGAGCTATATCGAAAACAAGCTCATGCTTGGCAGAATCAAGGGCATTCCCGATAACCGGGCGTTGTATATGACAAACGCAAAATTGACCGCCGCTTATCTCGATGCTGTTCCAAAAGAGCATGATGACGAGCGGGAGTATGTCTACCCGGACAACTTGCTCCGAGAGTACATTCCCGAAGATGTATTCAGCTTCTTCAATCGTATTTACGACCGCTCGCTTTCCGATGAAGAGGTGTTCAAGAGCAAGCTCAACTTCAAAATCGGGGATTGTGAGGTAACAATCGCCTACGGCGGGATTCACGGTGCTATTCCTTGCTATCGGGAGAAAGCACAAAACGGCAGACATTTGAGAAACCGTGATGTCGGCAGCTATTATCCCCACCTCATGACATTGGATGGATATTGCAGCCGAAACATTCCTAATCCTCAGAACTATGCCGATATGCTCGAAGCCCGAATGAAAGCGAAGAAGTCCGGGGACAAGGCAACCGCCAACGCATTAAAGCTCGTTGCAAACACGACCTACGGTGCGATGCTCTCGAAGTACAACGACCTGTTTGACCCTCTCATGGGTCGGTCAGTGTGCATCACCGGGCAACTCCGACTCTTGGAGCTTGCAATTCATCTCGTGAGAGAATGCCCTTCCCTCAAAATCGTGCAGCTCAACACTGATGGTATCATGGTAAGTCTCAGCGATGATGACCTCGAACGCTACGATGCTATCTGTCAGGAATGGCAGGACAGAACGGGATTTGAACTCGAAGAGGACACCATCTCTGAAATCATTCAGAAGGATGTCAACAACTATGTCGAGATTGCCATTGACGGCAGCACGAAAATCAAGGGCGGTCAGTTGGTGCGTGGTATTGCTCCGGCAGGAGCGTTCAATATCAACAACAATGCGACTATCGTTGCCAAAGCGATTCTCGACTACTTCGCAAAGGGTGTCTCGGTCGAAGATACCATCAACAGTTGTAACGACCTTCTCAGCTTTCAGCTTGTGGCAAAAGCATCGGGTCTCTACTCCGAGGTCAATCACATTGTTGACGGTGAAAAAATCCCTGTTCAAAAATGCAACCGGGTTTATGCCGTCAAAGATACCCGATACGGAACACTCGTCAAGACCCATGCCGAAAAAGGTAACGATGCCAAAATCGGCGGTCTCCCTGAGCATTGCATGATTGATAATACCAACGAACTTACCGTTGCGGTACTCGACAGGTCTTGGTACATCAAGCTCGCTCAGAAGTATGTAAACGACTTCCTCGGAATCAAGCCGCCGAAGAAGAACACTCGTAAAATCAACAGCTTGAAAAAACAAATCCTTAAAATATTGGAGGTCTGAAAAATGGCAACAAAGAAAACCGAAGCAACCGTTGATACCGCCGCAATGAATGTGTGGCAGAAGCTCCTTGCGGCAAGGATTGAGTTCCTTCGTAGGGGCATAACAAAATCGGGTGTCAACCTTCACGCCGAGTTCAAGTACTTCGAGCTTGAAGATATTGTCCCCGTGGCAACCGAGATTTTCTCGAACTTCAACTGTGTGTTCCTCACGAGCTTCCCCGATGGCAAGGCGGTCGGCAGATTCATCAACCTCGACAATCCCGATGAGCAGGTGGTCGTTGAGTTTACCGCCCGTTCCATTGCAGAGCCGGGCAAGTTCCGTATGAACGAGGTACAGGGTCTCGGTGCGGAAATCACCTATATGCGCCGCTATCTCTACTTCCTTATCCTTGATGTGGTTGAAGCCGATGCGTTTGATGCCGAGTCCGGCAAGGATGCTCCCGCTCCGAAAGCAGAGCCGAAGAAGCCCGTTTCTACTGAGAAGCGTGAGGAAATCAAACAGGGTCTCACCGCCCCGGAAGCCAACGCCGATGAGCTGCAAATCAAGGCTCTGAAAGCCGTCTTGAAAAAGCTGAAAGAGGTCGATTCCACTCAGGAAGAGTTCATTCAGCAGGTAGCAATCAAAACTGAGGGATTCACCAAAATCTCGAAGTCCGCTTGTGAGCAGCTTGTTTTGAAGGTCGGCGAGATGGTCGAAAACTACAACATCGAGGAGAAATAAGTCATGGAATGGTTAGAAGGAAACAAAATCAAGGTCGTACCCCCGAAGAGACCGAAGAAGCTGACGGCAACCCGATTCGCAACCGTTCTCGGTCTGAATCCGTGGTCTACCCCTTTTGAGGTATGGTGCGAAATCACGAGGACTTATCAGAAGCCTTTTGAGGAGACCATTTACACCGCCGCAGGTAAGACCATCGAGCCGAAACAGGCTCAGTTTATGAAGAAGTCCTACTTCATGACGAACATCGTCACCCCGACCGATATTTACGGCGAGGACTACTTCAACCGTACTTACGGAGACTTCTTCAAGGATGAGCCTATCTTCGGCGGTATGTGGGACTACCTGCTCTTCGATGAGAACAAGAAGCCTGTCACCGTCCTTGAAATGAAAACTACCAAACGAGCCGAAGATTGGGCTAAGGACATCCCCGAATACTATGCTCTGCAAGCGGCTTTGTACGCCTACCTGCTCGGTGTGGATGATGTCATCATGGTTGTATCCTTCCTCTCGGACAAGGACTACAAAGACCCTTCGCAGTTCGTTCCGAGTGCAAAGAACACCATCACCGTTCCCTTCAAGGTGTCCGAGAGAAACCCTGAGTTCAAGAAGCTCGTGAAAAAGGCTGAGAAGTGGTGGAAAGACCATGTAGAGACGGGTATCTCCCCGGCGTTCGATGAGAAAGCCGATGCCGAGATTCTGAAAGAACTTCGCACGAACACCCTCAACCCTGAGTCGGATATTGAAGCTCTGCTCCGAGAGGGTGAGGAACTGAAAGCAGAAATCGACCGTCTCTCTGCCCCCATTGAGCCGCTTGAAAAACGCTTGAAGGTCGTTACCGACATCATCAAGCAACACGCTCTTGCTCAGTTCCGGGACGGCGATAAGAAGGTTTCCATCCGTGGAGAAAAGTACGAATGGAATGTTTCTCGCTCCGAAACCTCGGAAATCGACAAGGACGGTCTGAAAGCTGATGGTCTGCTTGCTAAGTACACAAGAGCAAAAGTCAGCTACCGTATCACAACCAAAGCCATTGAGGAGGAAGCATAATGTATATCAATCCGTTCGTTGCAGGTATTCTCGTTACCGTCATGGTCGAGCTTATCATCGTCATTGCGGGAGCGGTTATCGCAGCCGCCAACAAGAAAAGAAAGTGAGGAAAACACAATGAAGTTTACAAAGTTCGTCAAGTCCCTTGCATCCGAGGGCGTTATCTATGAAACCAATCAGATTCTCGAAAAGCGTTGGCTCGCTTCCGTTTCCGTTCTCATGGCTATCCCCGATACCGTGAGAAGCGTAACCGCTTCCGACATCAAGGAAGCCCCGGAAACCATCAAGAGAATCATCAACGGTATCGGCAATACGGTCGATGCCACTCTCGAAAAGGCTGTTATGCCTATCGCAGACGGCAAAATCAAGGACTGCGTAAGAGTCTATCAGTCTGAGGACGGCAGTATTTCTCTCCCGATTTGCAATGATGACTACGGTCTCATCGAGAAGTCGGACATCACCGAGATTCTGTATCACTATGAGAATGACAACCCCGTTCCCGATGCGCTGCTCATCAAGAAAGCCGGAATGATTCCGACAGATGACTACGAGTTGGTCGGTATCATCTTTCCCATCATCGAAGAATAACAAGGAGGATAAAGCAAATGGCTAAAATCGCATTGACTGAGGGTTTTTCCCTCATCCCGGAAGGAACGCATATCTTCAAAATCATTGAGGTCTCCTACAAGGAAGAGTTCGGTAAATTGGAGGTCAAGATGAAAACCGCAAAGGGTCAGACTCATACCGAACGCTTCAACCTTATGAAGCAGGACGGGTCTATGAATGAGGGTGCGTACAACGCTTTTTCCTTCTTCGCAAAGACCGCTTTGCAGGACTATACGCTCACCGAAATCGACCACAACGACCTTGTGGGGCGTTACATCAAGTGCAGCGTTGAGCATGATGTTCAGCCGTCCAACAAAGACCCGAACAAGACCGTCACCTTCATTCGTCTCGGAGATAAGTCTTTCGCTGACGGTTTTGATGAAGAAGAAGTTCAGACTCCCGCTCCGAAAAAAACTGCTCCTACCGCAAGCAAGGCAGCACCGAAGAAGAGCGGCGGTTTCGACCTCGACTCTCTGTTGGGCTGACAATGGCAGAATCCAAACTGCTGAGGGAATGCACGAAATACCTTAGTTCTGAGGGTATCTACTATACGAGAAGTTCTCCGGGTGTCCTCGCCTGTATCAACGGGCAGTTTGTGATGTTCGAGTTCGAGGAAACAACACCACCTCGCAAGCTGACAGCGAGCGGCGGTCTCAGCTACCGCCCTCGCTCCTTGCGAGACTTCATCGGCAAAGTACGAGCAATTCAGAACGATACTTGCGGTAGGGAGTGAGGTATTATGGCATTGAAAATAGGAGGAATCACGCAAATGAGTACAAGTAAAGTCGAGCATCACGCTCGTATCTGTAAGGAAATCAATAAGCTCTATGAGCGTAAAAATCACGACTACGGTGACAGCTTTCATCAAACTTTCACCGAAGAAGGAATGGTAATGGCTCGTATCCGCTTGGGAGATAAGCTCAGTCGCTTTAAGACTCTCTCCCGTGGCTGTGAGCAGAAAGTCAGCGACGAGTCTATCCGGGACACCCTGATTGACCTCGCCAACTACGCCATTATGACGGTGCTGGAAATGGAGGTTGCGAACAATGACGGGGAATGAGTATCAGAAGGAAGCTCTGAGAACGGCAAGCGGTATGAACTATGAGCATCATGGTATGCTCATCAACGGTGTACTCGGCTTGTGTGGCGAAGCGGGTGAAGTCGCTGACATTGTAAAGAAAGCTACCTTTCAGGGTCACGAACTTGATACAAAGCATATTGCCGAGGAGCTTGGGGATTGTGCTTGGTATTTGGCAATCGCAGCCGCTGCTATCGGCATGGAGCTTGATGATGTTTTTGAAATGAACAAGGCAAAGCTCCGTGAGAGATACCCGGATGGGTTTTCAAGTGAAAAGAGCATTCATAGAAGGGAGTACGAAGATGGACAGAGCCAACAGAATTGAGATTTTCAAATCCATGATGCAGTGTCTCGATGACCCGGAAATCCCGGAAAAGCTCGAAGAGTGGGGTTTCTTCGATGCACCTGCATCTACGAAATATCATGGTAACTACAAAGGCGGTCTTTTCGACCATTCTTTTGCAGTTACCGAAGCCCTCGTTGACCTCACCGAAAAGAACGGTCTCATTTGGCAATGCAATCGCTCTCCGTGGATTGTCGGAATGTTTCACGACCTCTGTAAAATCGACCAATACCGTCATCCTGTCACGGGAAGAATCGTTGATGGCGATAAGTACTGTCCTGTCTACGATGAACAGACATGGGAGTACAATACTGACACTCTTCTCAAAGGTCACGGAGATAAATCGGTTATGCGTTGTGCATCGCTGCTCCAACTGACAGAGGAAGAAGTCATGTGCATCCGCTATCACATGGGAGCGTTCACCGACAAGGAAGAATGGCAGGACTACACAAGAGCGATTCATCGCTATCCGAATGTCCTGTGGACTCATCAAGCCGACATGATTGCGGCTCACATAAAGGGGCTTTGATATGAAAATCATTAAATCGTATCACGAGATTCTTACCTCGATTGACGGGGTACAGATACTCAAACACATTGAAAGCTGTGGTCGTATCTGCTACAAGAGTGAACACAAAATCACCGATGATAGTTACCTCTCGTTCGTGAGGAACATTGTCAAGCGAGGGCATGAAGCTGTTCTCGAACATTCCTCTCTCTCAGTGAAGTTCGTATGTGACAGGGGCGTTTCTCACGAAATTGTCCGTCATCGGCTTGCTTCCTACTGTCAGGAATTTACCCGGTACTGCAATTACTCGAAGGACGATTTTCAGAGCGAAATTACCGTCATTGAGCCGTCCTATCTTGACAAGAGCGCAGCGGGGTATCACATTTGGGAACGCTCCTGCAAAAACGCCGAGACTGCCTACTTCGACCTGCTCGACTTTGGTTGCTCTCCGCAGGAAGCGAGAGCCGTTCTCCCGAACAGTCTGAAAACCGAAATTGTGATGACCGCCGACCTCAGAGAGTGGAGACATTTTCTGAAACTGAGAACTTCTCAGGCAGCTCATCCGCAGATTCGAGAGGTTGCTATCCCTCTGCTCAACGAACTCAAATCCCTCATCCCCGTCATCTTCGATGACATCGAGGTTTGAGATGAGCTACCGAAGGGTCGGCTATCTCGAACAATGTTGGTACATCATCCGCTACTTCGTCCGCAACCTATTCAGGAGGAAGCAGAAATGAGAGTAAAACAGTATAAGGGTAAGGTTTTCGGCGCAGACCTTACTGCCAAAGAGCGACTTGCTATGAACATCGAAATCAACCGTCAAATCGTTGAAGCCGACCGAAAGTACACAAACGATATTGATGCGATGGTCTTGTATACCCTTCATGTTCATCTTGGTTTCGGTAAGAAGCGGCTCAGGCGGTTTTGGGAAGCGTTTCAGCAAGAGCATAAAGCCCTCGTTGAGTATTATCAAATGCCCGATGATGGCGCATGGCTCTGTCAGAGAAAATTGAAAGACATCGGCGTAGATGTCGAAGAATGGAACAAGGAGGTCAACGATGAGACTGAAAAACAACAAAGGTAAAGTCCATTTCATCATGGTTGCGGGGAAAGACTTCGTGCAGAACGAAATGGGTATCAACGCCGCCAACGCTCTTATCCAAAAGGGCGAAGTAACCGAGAGCAAACAGTTTGAGGGTTATCCCATTTGCGTTGACGGCAAGTATTTCTTCGAGGGTACATACTCAAAGAAGAAAAAGAAAGCTGTTGCATCCCCGGAGGTTGAGCCGGAAGATGCACCCGAACAGGGATAACGCTCTGTGAGATACGCTAATCTCCCACCCGACATTACCGCTCTCCCTCAATGGGTCTGTGTGTGGAATGGCTCGAAGATACCGATGAAAGCCAACGAACGCAAAGGTGCATCGTCCGTCAACCCGGAAACTTGGTGCGATTTTGAGACGGCGCAGAAAGCCGTCAGCGATGGTATCTACGACCATATCGGGTTTGTGTTCAACAACAATGGAATTGTAGGTATTGACATCGACTGCGGTTTCGATGAGGACGGCTTTTTATCTGAAACGAGCATCGACATCATGCGAGCTTGTCGGTCGTATACCGAAAAGTCGAGAAGCGGCAGAGGTGTTCACATTCTGCTCAAAGGCGATTTACCCTTCAAGGGCAAGAATAACGGTAACGGAGTGGAGATTTACAAGAGCAGCCGATACTTCATCGTTACAGGTGAAAAGCTCATCTATGAGACGATGATAGAAAATCAGGAAGCGATTGATTATGTTATCGGCAAGTACTTCCCGGAGACCGTGAAGGAAAATGATAACCCCGGCAGCTCTCAGCGTATCTATTCCCCATTGTACGAGAAGCCGGAGAACGGGAAAATCTCCCTCAGACCGAAGTACCCGCCCATACCGAGAGGGATGAGAAACCTGTCTCTCACCTCTCTCGCCGGGCAGCTTCACAATCAGGGCTACTCGAAAAAAGAAATCTATCAGGAGCTTCTACACGCAAATCAGGTCGCTTGTTCTCCTCCACTTCCTACGAGTGAGATTCAGACCATTACAAACAGCGTTACGAAGTACAGGAGGTAAGAATGAACGAGGAGTTTATAACAAAACTGCTCGCAGAACTCTTCGACTTTCCGTGTAACTTCTCTCCATGCGAGGAGGAGTTACACAACTCCGAAGAGAACTGTGTTTGGTGTGAGGAGCATTGCAACAAGTGTGATGCAGCCGATTGTTGGATGCATTATTTTGAAGTCAAGTTTGCAGAAAAAGGGATGAGCGTTGACACTTTAATCGCTCTTACAGAAAGCGTTGATGAACAGCTTTCGGAACTGTCTCAACGACGAATATTGCAAGACAGAGAAGCCGCAGAAGAAAAACTTCGAGAGTTAGAACGCTATCCTTCTAAGCCTTGCTTCATGTGTGTAAACGCACGAGTGGATGATGAGCTAACCGATGACAACGACTTCTCTTCCATTGGGGTTGGCAGAGCTATGAAGGGTTATCGTTTATCTATCAACTCCGGGAATCGCTCCCCCGTAAGCATCGAAGTCGAAGCATGGAATGAGCAAATGCAAAGAAACACCATTGTAGCAAGCTATCATCCAAAGTTTTGCCCGAACTGTGGCAGACGGTTATTTGAATATGAGGAGGTGAATGAAAATGAGCGAAGAAATGATAGCTGAGGTAACTCCCGAACTGTTCCAACTGAAAAGTGGTCAGCTCATCCTATCCGAAGAGCTTTCGAGAAAGATGTTCTACATTATGAACGCTCACCCGGAATCCCGGCAGCTCGACAACAGCGGGTATTCATGGGATGAAAGCGGCATGGCAGAACTCTTCTCGGAGTGTTACAAGAACGACACCCGGTACTGCCCGGAAGCGAAGTCGTGGTACACCTACGACAACGGTGCATGGCGTAAGGATGTCGGCTCTCTGCTTGTGGCTGAGAAAATCAAGGAGTTCACTCGTTTGATGGTCTTATACTGCGGAGAAATTACCGATGAGGAAAAGCGCAAAAGCTATTTTGCGTTCGTAAATAAGATGGGGGATAGGCGTTTCCGTGACAGACTAATGAAGGATGCTGCTTCCGTCTACCCCATCTCAGCATCTCAGTTCGATGCAAACCCTAACCTCATCAACTGTCTCAATGGTACATACGACTTGGAGACAATGAGCTTCCGAGAACACGATTGGCGTGACTATCTCACAATGCAGACCAATTTTGAGTATACCATGCAGGATGACATTCGCTGTGAGCGTTGGGAAGAGTTCATCCGTGAAGTTACGAGTAACGACAAAGAGAAAGCTGACTACCTACAACGGGCGTTAGGCTACTCCATGCTCGGTACTTCCAAAGAGGAGTGTATGTTCATCCTTCACGGCAAAACGACCCGTAATGGTAAGTCAACGCTGCTCGGAACGATTCACCACCTGCTCGGCGATTATGCTTCTGTCTCCCCCGTGTCGATTATTTGTAAGACCGACAGGGCAAAGAACGCAGAAGCAGCTTCCCCTACAATCGCCGCCCTCAAAGGAAAGCGGTTTGTGACAATGGCAGAAAGCAATCAGTACGGTAAACTCGATGAAGAAGTTATCAAGCAGCTCACAGGCGGCGAGGAAATAACTGCTCGAAATCTGTACGAGAGCATGATGACCTTCCTCCCGCAGTTCACAATGTGGCTGTCCTGCAACGACCTTCCGAGTGTGCAGGATAAATCTCTGTTCGCTTCCGACCGTGTGAGAGTCATCGAGTTCAACAGGCACTTCACGGAGGAAGAGCGAGACGAGAGCTTGAAAGATGCTTTCAGAACGCCCGAAGCGATGAAGGGTATCTTCACTTGGCTCGTGATAGGGTACTTCCGTTATAAGCGTTTCGGACTGAAAATGTCCGAGAAGATGAAGGAAGTCATCAAGCAGTATGAGCGTGACAATGACCTTGTATTGCAGTTCCTTGAAGAGCGTTGCGAGAGAAATGAGGATGCAAGCACGAGGGCAAAGAGCCTATTCGATGCCTATAAGATTTGGTGTAAGAGTAATGGGTATTATGTCTGCACATCGAAAAAGTTCAATGCCGGACTTGAACAACACCCGGAATGGCACAACGGTAAGAAGGTATCACATGGGTACACTGTTTTTGATGGTGTTTCCCTGAAAACTTGTTCATAAATTATTCACAAAGCCTGTTTAGCGAGCGTTTTGGGTAGAGCGGGTAGAGTAAATTAGCTTTTTTCTATAAAGTGTCTTATAGAGAGTACTATATAGAGGACTTTACTGAAAAAGCCGATTTTCCTCTACCCACTCTACCCGACAGGCAGAAAGGAGCATATGAGATGAAAGACAAAGAATTGACTGACATCGGTCAGCAGGTAGCAAAAAGAGGGAGACCGAAAGGCTCAGGCGGCAATGAAAGGAAAGACCTTTCTTGGAACGGAAACGAAAATCTTTTACCGGGGGATAGGGGTCGCTATTTGCGACACGCTCTTGCGAGTTGGGACTTGCCCGTGATTGATATATCCGATGAGAAACAGGTCGAAGAGCGTATCATTTGGTACTTCAATCATTGCGTAGAAGATGACATCAAGCCGACTGTTTCCGGGATGTGTAATGCACTTGGTATTGAGAGAAAGACATTTTATCAATGGCAAGTTGGCGAATGCAGAGAACGCAGCCACACCCCCATTATAAAAAAAGCGAGGGCAATTCTCGAAGAAATGTGGGAAGATTGGATGGTCGATGGCAAGATTAACCCGGTCGTTGGAATCTTCCTCGGAAAGAATCACTTCGGCTATGCCGACAAGCAGGACATCATTGTTACGCCGAACAACCCTCTCGGTGAAGCAAGAGACCCGGAAGAGGTGCGACAGCGTTATCTTGATTCCGTGGTGGTTGATGAACTTCCATCCGATGACGGTGAGGAAAACGGCTGAGAAAAATAACTTTTTCATTTTCGGAAAACCCGCAGAAAGGATTTTTCAGAAGGTCGAAAATCAGCTCGGCAAAGTTCGTCACGACTAACTCCCGCCGAAATAAAACGAAAAGTGAACGAAAAGAGACCCATTCGGGCGGCGGTGCTGCTCCGGGTGGGTCTCTCGGTCGTTTTTCGGGCGCAGCTCTGTGCGCCCTCTGTGGCTCTCTGTGCGGCGTTTGCGTGTCGGGTAGTATCTCTATACCCCTGCCGCCTTGCGTGGCTCTGTGGGCGTTTCTGCGGGCTTCCGTGAGGGCATAAGGAAAGCCGCCCGGCATTATCTCCGGGCGGCTATGCGGTCAAATATGGATTTATGCGGCTTCTGAGCTTCCCACCATTGCACCCGCTCGGCGATGGCTTCGGGCGGTGTCATGGGTATTTTGATAAGCTCGCAGCCCTTCGGCGTGAGGTAGTACCCGAAACCGTAGCGGGGCAACGTTTCCGCTCCTTTGGTGTTGATGATGTTTCGGGAGTCCTGAGCGGTCGGACACCGTAACGCAACCCGTGAATCAAGATTGACTTTGATTTGACCGTTGATAATGTCCCGTGTCGGTCGTTGGGTGGCAATAATCAAATGCAGGTTTGCGGCTCTTCCGAGTTGTGCAAGGCGTATTATTTGCGGCATGGTTTCCCGCTTCTGTGTTGTCATGAGGTCGGCGAACTCGTCCACAATAACAAATATGTCCGGCTCGGTGCTTTTCTTCTGTCGGGCGGCTTGCATTCGCTTGTATCGCTCTTCCATAACCTCGACAGCGTACACCAGAGCGGCGGCAATGTCGGGCGGCTCGCTCGCATATATGAGCGTGTGCGGTAGTTCCTTATAGTCGATAAGTTCAACCCGTTTCGGGTCTATCAGGATGAAGCGGCAGCGGTGCGGGGCTTTGTAAAGTGCGGTGTAAATGAGCGTGTTCAAAAGTACGCTTTTACCGCTTCCCGTACTTCCTGCAATGAGCAAATGCGGTTGTTCGAGCATATCGAGACAGACCGCCGCCGCCGTTCCTCCGGGCGTTTTCCATTCTTTCGGCATGGTTTCACCTCCTACGAAATGAGCCGGGACGAACTGCCCCGGCTCGGTGTCTCTCGTTGTTATTTGCGGGTGATTGCGTAGGCGTTGAAGGTCTTACCGTTGCCGACCTGCCGCCACTCATAGCCGCAAGCCTCGAACACAGAGCGGAAACAGGAGACCCCGCAACCACCATCGAAGGACGGCAGCCCGGCGAAAGTATGGACGGAATACGGGAAACCCTCGCCGCTCTCGGCGTGGTCGTACAGAATCCGCATAACTTCGGGGTTTTGATTCATAGCGGAAGCAATTGCCGCCGATTCCTTATCATAGCCGCAGCCGCTCGCCGTTCCGAAGGTGCGCCGCTGTTCTGCCGTAATGGTGGCGTGTGGGATGCTTCCCCATGTGCGGGAGCGGGTGAACTCAACCGAAATATTGACCGATTCGGGCAGCTTACAGGACTCAGCAAGGGCGAGAGCTTCAAGGCGTTTCGCCGTGTTCTTGGCTTCCTCTCTTGCCTTCTTCGCCTTCATCTTGGCGAGGATGTCGGCGGCGGGTTTCTCTTCGGGTGCGGTGTTCTTGATGGCTTCAAGGGTTTTCGGGGTGGTGTACTGCTTCAAATACCAACTTGCGAGGATGTCGGCGGCGGTCTTGGTTTCAATCTCTTGATTGAACTTGTCAAGGGTTTCGGCTTCGTGGTCTGCTATTGCCTTTCTAATGTTCGGGTGTCTCTCGGTGTCGATGATGTCGAAGTTTAAGAAGTGCTTGACAAGCTCACAAAAGCGAGTCCATGCGCTTTCCTTGCTCTCTACGCCCATGTTGGCGCAATATGCGAGGTGTTCGACCTCCTGCACCTGTTCGGCGGTCAGTGTTTCGGGGTTGATGAACTTCTCGAAGCGGTCGAGGGTGTCGCAAGTCAACATTGTTTTTTTCATGGTGTTTCCTCCTTGTAATTGTGCCGGGTTTGTGCTATAATGGAGGAGCAGCCGCCCGGCGTGGGTTGGTTTGTGTGAGCGTTCCCGGTCTTGCTTTCTCAGGGCTTCCGGGTGCGCTCTCTTTTGTTTACGGTATCATTATAGCACATTCGCATTTACTTGTCAAGAGTTTCTGCGAAAGTTTTTCAAGATTTTCTGCGATTGTCAGCCGTTCGGCGTTTCAAGCTGCATTTTCCTCGCTGTCCGGCTCGGCGTGGGTCATTGCTCCGGCGTTTCGGGGCGGCATACCCCCGGAG